TCCTCCCTAAGCTCCATAACCACCCCAATCAGTGCTCGATGGTCGTACTCCATATCTTCTTATAAATACCACACCCCCACACCCAACTTAGGCCTCATTCTTTCTACACATAGCTCCTTCACCCAATTTGTACCCATTCTTACACTTAATGAAACTACATTTTAGATTCTTACCGATAGCATACACACCATTTTCATCATCGCCACCTTCACATTTATCACCTTCTCGTTTTCCGAAATATATGTATATTCCGACACCGAATATACTAGACATCGAGCATAACATACAAATTATTAATATAATAGCAATAGATTGGTCATTCATTATTATATTAATAAGGTTTTATAAATTAATTAAACATATTTAAGCTACCCTCTTCCATATATAGACAGTCGTGTAAGGTGGCATGTTATCGTGTGGCGCGGTGGTCCCATCCGCTTGGCCTCCTCCTTTACCGGTTGCCTTGTAGTAATTTTTGTTGGCATCGCAGCTCTCGTCCGTCCCCATTGGGTCGCAGAGCCCAGGCCCACGTGCGTATGGAAGGTTTGCGCTCGAGACGCCGTCGCGGGGTCGGTTGTTGTGGTTGGGAAAATACGAACTCCAACCCCCTGGGCCCTCCGAGTGTCCGGGGAATACTCTCATGTTGTGATCATGAGCGGCGATTTGCTCCTTTGTCAAAGTGACCTTTGTACTACCACCCTTCATGCCAGCGGGAAATTCTTCAATAACGGCACCCGCATCATTTGTGAGATTGCCTGCACCCACAAGGGTACGACCCCTGCTAAAAGCTTCCCATGTTGTTGTCCAACCATCACCCTTTAAAGTATTACCAGGGTTTTGGTTATTTGTTGATGTAAAAACACTCCCCACTGGGTAAATTGCATCGATCATGATTTTTCTAATGTCGCTAGGCGTCGTCATATAGTTTAGACCGAGATTTTAATTTTTATGCGGCTTCAGCAATACCCCCACCATCGGTTCTTTCCCAAAAATAGACAGTTATATAGGGTGGCATGTTATTGTGTGGCTTGCCACCACCAGTTTTACCGGTTGGCTTGTAGTAATTTTTGTCGGCCTCACCAGATAGCTTCCCCCCACGTGCGTATGGAAGGTTTGCGTACGGGACGCCGTCGCGGACCCTCCCACCACAAAATGGACCCGCATCACAACCCAAAAACGATGGACTAATCGACGAACTCCAACCCCCTGGGCCCTCCGAGTGTCCGGGGAATCGTCTCATATTGTGATCATGAGGGGCTATTTCCTCCTTTGTCAAAGTGACCTCTGTACTGCCACCCTGATCTCCTACATTAAACATTGTAGTAATGTTGCGTGTATCTGTAACGGATCCCTCGCCCACTAGCATTCTGCCCTCGCCAAACTTCCTCCATATTGTAGTCACACCGGGAGCGGCGTTTAGCGCCACTGAGGGATTCACGTCGTCGGTTGTTTTTATAATACATCCACTGGGATATACCTGATTAACAAAACCAGCAAAATCGTCATATACGATCTGATACTGGGCCTGTTGAGCCTCTGTTAATTGTTGCTGTAGGAGGAGTTGAGTTTCGGCGGCCGCTTTCTGTGCTTCCAAGTCAGCAGATTGTGCCACTGCATCTGCTTCAGCTGCCACCGCTTCCGCCTCCGAAGCAAGCTTTTCCGCCTCGGCCACCTGGAGAGCTAGTTCTGCAGCTACTTTCCTGGCCTCAGCTTCTTCGAGTTCTTTCAAAGCCACATCTCGTGCGGCCTCGGCCTCAGCCTTGTCAGCCTCGGCGGCAGCCTCAGCAGCGACAACCGCAGCATCAGCGGTGATCTTCGCAATTTCAAGTTCTTCTGTGGCTATTTGCACTGCAGTTTTAGCCTCCTCCTCCACGATAAAAACACACGCACCCTGGGCATTTATTGCGAAACCCGGGCGACATTGAGCGAATCTACATTCAAGATCTCCATCAAGTTTGTATGCTGCATTCAAGTCAAGTCCTGTGCAAACATCACCTTCCTTTTTCGTTTCCCTGGTAGCGAGCCAAATTATGACACCACCAACTACGACAAGTAGTAAAATAAGAATACCCACAACAGCTGGATTCATGTCTGTATATTATAATACAGTATTATTTTTTTTTCGTTGCATTTATTATATGAACAGACCAATTATTAATGTTGCTATCGAAGCCCTCATCATAGGTTTGATGAATGCCACCCTCATCTATGGTATCAACAAAGTTGATCCAACCCTAGAGTCACCCCTACTCCACCTCGCAGCAGGTGCTCTAATTCATGTTATTTTTGAATACACTGGGGGTAACAGGTGGTGGTGTACGACAACTTACTAAAACCCAAACATCGCCTGTATAGCATCCTTAGCCTCATTCAAATCATCAAGTTCGTCATTTAAATCCTGGATCAGTTCCTGTTTTACAAGATTCATTCTCTCAATGTAACTCTTGTAAAAAAGCCTTTCGTTTGGGATATGAACCCCATTATCACGAAGACCTTGAATCGTAAGTTGCCGAACCGGAAAATCGTGGTTCATCATTAGCACCTCCGATCGGATGGCCTCCCGCTTCACAGCCTCCGTTATGTTCCTCCGAATTTTGATGGTCTTTAAACGATCCTCAATCAGTTTGATCTTCATACAGATTGCGTTGTAATCTCCTGTAGGGATAGCTTGAAATGGAGGAATCACAGGAAGTCTTCTAGAATCCGTCGCGGGTGGATCACGGATACTCGCATGGTAAATACGATCCATTTCGTGAATATTTCCCTCGACTCGCAGAGCAGCTTGCGCGGCATTGTGCATCCCAGTGTGAAGACCCTTCATGAGGTCACACATTTTCAAGTAACTCCCCTCTGGAATTGACTTGGAAATGGTATCTACTTCGGCCATGAGTTGTTGGAGATTTTCCATTTCATCGAATAAATTGAATATAGTCTAGCTCACTTAAGTTTCTTTGCACGGGATTTAACAATTTTTGAAGCTTCCAAAATCTTCTTCTGTAGATTATTTGTTAAATTGTAACCAGTCAAATTTTTAAAGAGTTCCTTATTCCCATTCATAGCAGCTGCACGAGCCTGTGTCGCCGACGGGGCACCATTCGGACGTTTTATATACTCACGTTTAAATGGTCGCTCGTTGTTAGCTACAGTTGAGCGTAGAAAATTAAAGGCATTCTTCCGATTTTCACCCACCACCATAACAGAATTAGGTCCAAAGTTTTTTACGATGTTGGTGATGCTTCGATTCTTCGCGGAAGACATAAAGGTTACACCAGGAAACCAACCCCTTAGGATGCGCAACTTGTTAGCGACGGAGAGGGGATTCTTCATGGTACCCGTGGAATGTGAAACAATTACGATAGGTTTCTTGTTCATGTTTCGACTCTTCTTGATAATATCCTCAATCATCATCTTGTGACCTAAATGTGGTGGATTGAATCGACCATATGTGAAGACAACGTCCATTTATATACACCAATATTTTTACATATCCAGTAATCCATCTATGGCATCTTGAAGCCACCCGATCTGTAGTGCAATTGTTTCCCTGTACCTTTCCCTAAATTCATTTTCATGCTCCATATAACGAACGAACACCCTATTTTTTACCTCATCTGACAACTCTTCCCATGTGGTATCATTTAAGTTCATCATTTCACAATACTCCTGTTTTGCTTCAAGTTTTATCCGCTTCGTCAAACGAAGAAGTTTTTTGTGTTCCGATCGCTCTTTTTGTAAATAAGTAACCTGTCCTTGGAGAAAATTATAATCCGCATCAATAGCCTTCTCATAAAATGATTCAAAAAAGAAAGGTCTTTCATTATTTTCTATCTCATCATGATCAAAAAGATACACTGGATCCGTTCTCGAGGCGTACGCATTCTTCAGATGATTACATATCTCCAAATATTCACCATCCCCAAACTTTTCGGAGTTTTGGTCTATTAGTTGCATAACCTTTAACAAATCATCCATCTTAAACACAATGCACTTCTTTTGTCTAAGTATTTTTTTCAAATGTTATCTAAGGCGATGCATCAAACTACTTATGACAAGTCTGATTGCCAAATTGGTGTGATACATATTGGCTACGGTGCATTTCACCGAGCACACCAGGCTGTCTATATAGACGACTACATGGAAAAAACAGGGGATCTCCGTTGGGGAATTGTAGCCGTAAATTTGAGAAATGAAGGATTTCGTCAAATAGATGATTACGTTTTGAAAACACCTTCACAGTATAGGATGGTGAGATCTCATCTGGATTATGTAGATTGGACTCAAAGTAGAGCGATCGCCAAACACTTACTTACACTTCCCAGTGTTCATCTCATAACTGTTACTGTTACAGAAAGTGGGTATTCTCCGGGATCTCCACTTTTTGAATACCTCGCTTGTGGTCTCAGGAATAGAAAGTCACCCATCACAATTTTGTGTTGTGACAATATCCGCCAAAATGGTCTTGTTCTAGAAGCACAATTCTTAGCGTACCTCTACCAAACCAATCAATATGAAGTGGCGGAATGGGTGAAAGAGAATGTCAGGTTCCCATCATGTATGGTGGATAGAATTACACCCAGAACAACCGAGTCTTTGAAAGAAGAAATTGATCAATTGTATCCGGGCTATGGTATTAATCCGGTTCAAACGGAAGAGTATTCTCAATGGGTTATTGAAGATAATTTTGCATCAACCTTCCCAGACCTGTCCCTAGTTGGTGTCACAATGACATCAAACATCGAACCATTTGAGGAAACGAAAATACGCATTCTTAATGGGGGACATACCGCTCTCGCATACCTCGGAGCTCTCACAGGGTACTCAACATTTGATCAAGTGATGGCGAATTCCACACACCGAGAACATTTTAGAAAACTTCAAATAGAAGAAATTGTTCCATCCATAGAAACTGAAGTTCCATTCGATCTATACGATTACATGGAACAGGTTGAAGAAAGAATTTCAAGTGAATACAATGGTGATAGCTTGGATCGAATATGTATGGACGGATTCACAAAGTTTCATACTTTTGTAGTTCCATCCCTGCGTCGATGCTTGGAACAAGGGAAGCGACCAATTCACACATATAAAAGTATCGCAGCGTGGTACATATATGCGAGAAGGTTTGGTAGGGGGTGCACGAAGATAAAGTATAGCGAACCCAATTGGGTCCTTCTAGAACCACTCCTCAGAGGTGATCGGGTCGATGACTTTGTCTCAAATGAAAGATTGTGGGGGGACATTCCAAGAAAATACATCACATTTACAAGAGATCTAAAGACTATTCTACTCTCACAAACGTACGAAAAGGAGATTGATCTCCTCGATTAATCACCATAAATTTCTAAAATATCTTTTACAATTTGACTTCTTTCTATATCCCCGTGCTCGAATGTCACACATTCTATACGTTTATAACTTTTGTCTTTTATTCGTTCGTAAATATCCCTGAGTCCATTATCATTGTATTTTCTGTCGTGCTGCATAAGGTCCCCCGTGATAACCATTTTACTATTATCACCCATACGTGTGAGTAACATTTTCATTTGATTTGGTGTTGAATTTTGCATTTCATCTGCTATGATAAAAGCATTCTTAAATGTTCGACCCCGCATGTAAGCCAGAGGACATATCTCTATTATTTTATCTTTAATCATCGAGGCAATTTGAGATTGGTCATAAAATTCCGCGAAAATATCCATGATGGGTCTCGTCCATGGATCCATTTTCTCCTCGAGTGTTCCGGGTAAGTAACCAATGTCTTCTTCGACGGAAACTGCTGGACGTGTGAGTATAATTTTTTTATATGAATCGTCGTTCAATCCTTGTATAGCCGCATAACACGCTAACATAGTCTTACCTGTACCAGCTGGACCTACTGCAAATACCATAGGTTTCATGCCATATAAAACGCGATTGTAATCCTTCTGGTGATCGTTCTTCGGAACTGCATTCGGTTCTGTTTCATACTCTTCCATGTATATTTCTGATTCAAATGAACATGGTGAGAATTTTTCACGACGACCCTTCTTACCCATACTATTTATACAGAATTATAAATTCTCCGCACTATTTAGATATGGAAAGTCTTCAAAAAATCAACACACTCATTGAAGAACTTCCAATTGAAAATGAATGGGTCTATATACAAATTTGTAATGAAATGAAAAAGGTACATCTCAAGTTACAAGAACTCCAAGGTAAAGTCAAAACAACGGCTACATTAGATCCAAGCGCGCCACCCTGTACGACCGCTTAGCCAGAGCCCCCCAATGCATGAGCCAAGATAGGTCTTCATATCCCACACTCTGAGAAAATTCGTGATATGTTGATGTAGCCAACTCCGCAGTAACTTTCAAATCCTCTTTCAATCGTTCAGTTTCTTCCATCTCTCTTTTCAGATAGTTTTCATAAATTGTGTGTTCATCTTCGGTTGCAACTTCGAATACCTTTGCTCGGAGTTCTGCAATCGTGTAGTCTTCGAGATATTCCCCATGCGCGGTGGCAACTTCACGGAGAGCATCCAATTTGAGAGCTGGTGTAATCGCGGTTCGTTTTTTATTGCGATCATACTCCCTGTATTTCTTATCAAACATAGCCATCGTCATAATCCACTGATAACATTTATCAATACAATTTCGATCTATCACAATCTCTCGTTCGGTAGATTCTGGTGTTACGTGTAGCACATTTTCGGAACCATGAAGGTTCTTCATAAGAGAGCACATCCTTAGATAGTCTCCTTCGGGAATTGAAGAAGAATTTTTATCTATGAGACTCATAAGTTCTTGAACAGACATTTTCTTACATTTTCATACTAAATAAGCGCTACTTAGGTTCGTGTAAGATCTAGATTTTTTGTTGTACTGTTGCTCAAACTCTTCAAATTCAGTAATAAGATGTGTGATATCATCATCCTTGTGCATAGACATTCGAATTCTATCACTCAACGCAATAATCCTAGATGAAACATTACTGGAGCGGTCTTTTTTCATTACGAAGGACAAAAGTCGATTGCACTTCGTAAGGAGAACTTCAAGATTTTCGCGGCGTTCTTGGGATCTTGGTCTTGATCCTGGTATCTCGATATATCTCTTCTCACCACATTCATTTGTAGCTTGGATGACTGTACAATTAATCAATTTTTCGTGGAGTCCGGGTGATCTCCGAACAGGTTTCGGGGCAAAGAAATCGGCAAGCGAGTATAGGAAATGTTGCATTTTTTAGGGGCTGGTGGGGCTTCGATGGGTTCGGTACAGTAGAGAACTTCCTCCCAAATAATACGCTGAACGTCTGAGCAAAGTGGAGCCGTTGCCTGACAGAATGCAATTCTGTATTCGTCGGTCACAACTGGGATTAGGAAGTCTTTCATTCTTCGTGAATTTCACCTTTTTCCTCTGTACTTAGGTTTCTTTGGAGCTTCATATGTTCCAATTGCAAATCAAGATATATACGGAGTGGAGCATCCCATAGTGCCATCTTAAACCATCTGTAAGTTGAACCCAGGTAACCGGGACCCATTGAAGTCATTGTATTATAAAACGTTTCAAACAACATTTTATAATACTAGATATTTTCTTTTATGTACATTTATTTACAACAAGCACCCCTGTTTAACACTCTTTGTGTTGTCAATGCAAGATGTCACCCAACCTTCCGCCTCTGGCATGTATCCGTAGCTGTCACCATTTTTATACGCACGGCATGGTGCGTCTTCAGTCTCACCAGGGTTCTTGTATGCTACTGACAATAATTCACTCTTATCCTCAATATCAACCTCATCGATGTTGGTTAAACAGTCTTGGATGTTTCCAAGTTCAGCTGTACCATATGTGAAAAACTCAGTGCCGAAATTACCGGGTAATATGGTACCCGCTACATCACCATCTTCAACATTAACTAAACCCGAATTAGCAATATCCAGAACACTTTCAGATGATATCATTGTACCAGTGGCTACATCATATCCAAAAAACATTTCCACCCCTGATGTTGTCGTGTAAGACATTACATATTCATCATTGAGGCTGGTAAATTTAATTTTATAAGGAATGGTGGTGGGTGTAGTTGCCCTATAACCAAATCCGGTAGAATTATACTTGATGTACCTTTCCAGTGGGGATGAGTACAAATAATAAGTATCGGGTTCGTTTTCAATAGGTTTAAATTCCACCATCATGTCATCTGTACGAACACCGGTTGTGACGATATCGAAGGTTGAAGCGGGTTCACCAACCGCGAGTTTGGGAACAATAACCCCTGGTACCGTCTTCTTCGAGATAAGAAACTTATTACCAGTGAAGGGATGAGTTCGAACCACACTCATGTTCGCAAGATCTTGGTTGACAGCATCAAGCTCTTCTTGGGCGGCGGCCACGGCGGCGACCTCGGCTGGAGATGGAACCGCGGCTGGAGCCGCGACTACAATTGGAACTGGAGCTGGGGTTGGAGCCGGGGCTGGGGCTGGCTCTGGCTCTGGCTCCGACTCTCGATTCATGAACCAATAAATAGCACCACCAACGAGGACAAGCAATAAAATTAAAACAACCACCATGGTTGGATTCATGATTGTATGTGTTATATTAGGTCATTATTTTTTTCGTGAAATATAATAGAATGTCCCTTGACGACATACCTAAAAAGGTTCAGTACGTGGTAGTAGATTCCAATTTTGTAAATGGTACAAATAATAGCTTTTCCCTGGATCTTACATTAAAATCAAATACCCATGTTGAGGATATGGGTCGGGTTCTTGGTATCAAAATGGTAGACTTCTACATTACACAGGTTGGTGATAGCAACGTAAATGTGAATACAAGTATCGCAAAATTTGTGGATATCGTTTGTCCAGACATCCCAAAAACTGCTCAAATACTTGATGAACGTCATGGGCAAATTTTGGCTAGAGTTCCACTTGAAAGACATTTCTCTGGGAGTAACGAATTTATCCTAAGAGATAAACAATGGAGAAGGTTTCACCAACAAACCAACTACTTTAACCCCATATCTATAAAACAACTAAACTTTAAAATCTTCGAACAACAAGATGACGATGATTATGTCACACTTCAACCAGATGCTCGGTGGTACATGATTTTAGAAATTACGACGGTCAACGTCAAAGAAAAACCAAAAGATCGAGAACTCCAGATCCTAATGGCAATGGAAAAACTTCTAAAAAAAATAGACACCCTCAATCATAATGTTCAAAAGTTGCCAGATAAACCTCCGGAAGAAAATCCCAAAAAATATTCCTTTGGACTTCTAGTCGCCCTTCTGGCGTCTCTTCTAGGTGGATTCATTTGGTGGGTAAATAAAACTTCTACATAGGGAGATAGTTGTAACCCAATAATTCCCATATTTCTTTGATTTTGCTAATTTTTCTTCTCGTTCTAACAAATCGTGGAACGTAATCATCTTCCAAAGCATTTGAAGGTAAAATTGGTAAAGTCTCGCGAATATACGTACGACCTTTAATCTTCTCCTCATCCACTTTTCTCATCCATGAAATTTGATCCATTGCATAGATCGGTCTAATCTTTGACCACCCCTCCCTCTGCATTTCATCTTCTGATATCCGTAGAGATCCTGGATGCTGAGAACACACCTGATAGTTTTCACCATCTCTGCCCTCATAAAGTTCAATGTGATCTATTCTGTAACAATTCCGTGCATAATTTAAATCATCACTCTCCCATCTCGTGCGACAACGACGACTTCCCACCATTCCAGATGAAGCTATAAAACCGTCACGGTTCATGCCAATTTGGCGTTCGCGAGGTGTGCCGCTCGCGCCACCCCAATAGACGTTATCATAAAATCCTGGTTCGATTGTATGGTCTCGGTAGTTCATTATTGTTAATAGTAACTAATCTTTAAATATCCTCAAATGCATCATCCCCGTAAAGTTCTTCCAATGTGTCTAGAATGTCTAGTGCATCTTTAAGGGATGACTGTGTCGAACGAATATTCCACTTTATAAGCATTTTCAATTTCTTATGGGAATTCTCATATTTTATAACCTTTTCTCGTAACTTCTTAAGCTCTTGTGGTTCTTTATTAGAAATTGGCCGACTGACAGAACGCTTCCGGTTTTGGGTGTTATAAATTTGAACTGGTCTAATGCTAATTGTCGTCATATCATGATAACGTGATTTATCTTTATGCAGTTACAACCTTTTTCTTGGTGGTCTTCTTAGCGGGGGTAGGGCTGGGTGCGGGTGCGGGTGCATCCTTCTTAGTGGGTACAGATTCCTTGCACTTGCAAGCAGGTCCAGCTGGACCCGTGGCACCCTTTGGACCGGCTGGACCTACGGGACCGGCTGGACCTGTGGGACCTGCGGGACCTGCGGGGCCGCCACCCTGGGTACCGCCGCCACCACAGTTATCAATCATTTTGAGAAGAAGACTGTAGAGACGAGTCTTGTCGAGACGTGTGCGCTTGATTTCAGTTTCAATCTCAGTGCGTATAGAATCCATTGTAGTATATATAAAAGAAAGATTATCTTTAAATCAAATGATCGTGATAGGCCCGGCACTCAATACTGGCATAGGTCACCACGCACAAAAATATACAAAATTATTTNTCCCTGACTCTGAATACTACATTTACGGATCTAAACTTCCCGAGGTTGATCATGGTCTGGTTTTCATGCTTCCTATCGAAGCTCATATAGAGTACCTAAAGTACGCCAGAACCCGAATTAAGAATCTTGCATGTATGACGGTTTGCGAAACCGAGACGGTTCATGAGGATTATGGTCTCATCATGAAAGAATTTAAGAAGGTTGCGGTGCCCAGTGAATTTTGTAAGAAGGTTCTTTCTCGACAATTTCCTGAGAATGAATTCTACATCATTCATGCACATATCCCAAAACCTAGGGAAAAACCATACACATTCTACCACATTGGAAACATTATGGATCCACGAAAAAAGTTCAAAGAAATTCTTCAAGCTTTCGTGAGGCTCAACGAACCAAATACACGACTACTTGTAAAGGCAACGTGTAATCAAAATATAGAAATAAAACTACCAAGGGTTGAAGTTATTAACGGTATTATCTCAGATGAGGAAATGGATAAAATTCACAACAATTCGGACTGTTATGTAAATTTTTCACATTCTGAGGGGGTTGGGATGGGTGCCGTAGAAGCTGCACTAAGGGATAAACCCGTGATTATAACAAACTACGGGGGAGCACCGGAATATGTAAAGACACCCTATACGATTGACTGTGAACTTCAAGAGTTGCCACAAGACGATTTCCTCTTCAAAAAGGGAATGATCTGGGGTAATCCAAATTTTGATCAACTCTTGGAATTCATGAGACATGCATATGACAACCGTGTTCGTCACATGGACCACGAACACACTAAAAAATTAGTTGGAAGGGAGAACGTTCTAAAAGAGTTCATCTTGAATGTAATTGGTAGCGAGAACGATGAGACCGATGAGAATGGTGCCACTCATCATTGAGTCTTTCTGAGCGATGATGGTCATAACAAGGTCGTCCACAACTTGGATACCAGTGGGTTTTTTAACGATACGGGGTATGAGGGTACTGATAGTGAGATAAATCATCATCGCTATTATTACAGGTCTAAGACTCTCCTGGTCTAACATTGTCTTTCTATTACTATATGATTTTAATTTGAGACACATCAACCTTGGTTCCTAACTGTGAATGCTTGACATTGTGTTTTTTACAGTAATCTCCACACACTGCTTTAAAAGAACATGGCTTCCCGGACATCGTCAGAGCACAACAGATTTTCTTAGATGTTCTCTGCTCATTCACAACTTCTGGTTTTTTTTCTAAAACCACAATCTTCCGTGTATCCCTTTTGTGTTGGTGTTTCATATAGGCCACCTTCAATTTCCAAGTCGCATCCGCCAAATTGTAACATTTGTCATCTGGCTCACTAAGACGGTACATAGTAACCGCATTACTGAGACATTCTTCCCAAAGGGTATCACGAACGACTTCCATTTTTTCAAGATACTTTTTACTTTTTATTTGTTGACTTAGGTTTTCAAGCTTCACCACCTATCTCTGCCAAGTATATATCAACCTGTCCAGCGAAATCGGGACAGGTTTCCGTTGTCTTTTTTGTGACGGCGTCTTGCACATTAATCACATGTTCCTTGAATTTCTTTACATCTATACCCGTTGCATTGTGGATCTGAGATTCTGTAGCAATATCTTTGAGTGCATACAGGTAGGCCGCTGCATAGTTTGCGTGGAGGATTGCTACGACTGGGGACTTATCCTGTTGCGCCGCTGTGGCATAACGGGCTGACTGACGAACAAGTTTCTCAATCGCTTTGTTCATACCCCTAGTCTTATTTTGCATCATCAAAAATAATACGAAGATTGCAGCTACGAGGTAGAGGTACATAGTCTCTTAAACGTAGTAAAGAAAAATTATCAGGTTACATTATGGCAGTGGATGAAGATCTACTCATAGTAATGAATACTGTAGATGATACGAGAGACCACATGTCAGAAGGTCAATATCTTAAGACATGTAACGCATTGCAACGAGTGCATAAGAAGCTAAATCGACCCAAAGTTCCCCTCCCCATGTTATTCAATTTGGACTTTACACTAAAGGGATTATACATGTTTTCGTATGCAGTTTCAATAGTGAAGGTTGTATATGGTATAAAAAATGCGACCACGCGTTAGTGTATAAATACAATTTTATAAGTATATAACCTAAGTTAAAAAATTTTAAGATGAAAATAATGAAATGGATCTCTTCCACAAATTAATCGACCTTATCGATAGGAATTCTGAAAGAATTCCTGAAGGTGACTACGTGGAAATGTGCAACGTAATCAGGGATATTCGTCGGAAGGTTCAACCACCCAGTTTTCTTATAGACCAAAATGAACCCATGACATATATACCCACATCAGATG